TTATACAGCCAGAAAATTTTCAAGTTAACCTTGAATTATGTAAAACACCTTTTGAGTCTGACTGGGGTGCTGTATCAATGGGCTATTCAGCTTTTGATAACCTTCCTCCTGACTTTGCTTCTTTCTTAATTGCACACGTTGCAAAAGAAGTTGCTGCTTCAACTGAAAATAACGTCTGGCAAGGAAATCTTGGTGGCGCACAAGCTGGAGAATTTAACGGATTCACAACTTTAATGGCTGCTGATGCAGATGTAATTGATGTTGCTGCTGCTGCTGTTGATTCTGCTAACGTAGTTGCTGAATTAGGTAAAATAGTAGATGCTATTCCTTCTACACTTTATGGTAAAGAAGATTTATTTATCTATGTATCACAAAACATTGCTAAAGCATACGTTAGAGCATTAGGTGGATATTCTGCTATCACAAACGCACAAGGCGGTGGTGTTGCAGGAGGTATTGACAATAAAGGTACTTTATGGTACGGAGGTCAAGAAAACCTTTCTATTGATGGAGTTAAAATCTTTGTTGCTAATGGATTACCAAACAACTATGCAGTTGCTGCAGAAAGATCTAACTTATACTTTGGAACTGGATTAATGTCTGACTACAATCTTGTAAAATTGATTGATATGGCTGATATTGACGGAAGTAAAAACGTAAGAGTGATTATGAGATTTACTGCTGGTGTTCAATACGGAATAGGATCTGATATAGTTCTTTATTCTTAATAAATTAAATTAACCAAAAATAAGGGTAGGTGGGTTATTGCCTACTTACCCTTTTTTAATAAAAAAAATATAAACTATGGCTTGTACATTAAACACAGGGAGAAAATTACCTTGTAAAAGTGCCTTTGGTGGCATTAAAACAGTTTGGTTTGGTGATTTTGGTGGTATTACAGGAGTAACAGTTGATTCTGCTACTAAACAAGTAACAACTATCACAGGAACACAACCAGATTGGTATCAATTTGATGTTAAAGGTAATTCTTCACTTGAAACAACTGTAACAAGTTCAAGAGAAAACGGAACTACTTTTTATACTCAAACTTTAAATTTAACATTAACATACCTTGAAGCACAAACACAAGCTGAATTACAGCAAATAGCTGTTGCAAGACCTTATGTTGTTGTTGAAGATTATTACGGAAATCAATTCCTTTGTGGACTTGAAAACGGAATGGAATTTGTTTCAGGAACTGTTGTTTCAGGAGCTGCTGCAGGTGATCTTTCAGGATTTACTTTAGTTATGGAAGGAATGGAAGAATTAGCACCATACTTTTTAGATTCTGGTTTAATTGTTGCTGATCCAGCAGCGATTGTTCCAAACTAATAATATTAGTATTTAAAATTAAGCATCCTTCGGGGTGCTTTTTTTTTGCATTAACATTTCTACAAAATAACTTATTTCTTACGTTATATATAAAATGATTGTATTAACTACTTCTACATTAGCCCAAGCGTTTAAAGTAATACCAAGAACGTATGGAGATCAGTTTACTATGTCTATTAGAGATGATAGCACAAATGTAACACAAACGTATGAAGTTACAAATGCAGTAACATCTGGGAACTATTTAACTTTTGATCAAGCATTTAGTCCTGTATTAGTTGAAGGTCATTTTTACGACATAAAATTATATTCAGACCCAAACTTTTGGAATACTAATTATTTTCTTTGGGAATTATATAATGAAATTTGGAATATAGATACTACAAATATAGTTGACATATTCAAAGATAGAATTTTTTGTACTGATCAAGAGATTGACCAAATGGATAATTTATACTACAAGTTAAACAAGGGTCAATACATTACAGACAATTCTTATAATAATGATTACATTGTAATATGAAAAATAGAAAAAGAAATAATTTAGGGCAGTTTATTAAAAAAGGTTCAAAATCTGAAGTTAGTTTTGTTAATTTAAGTACATATACAAGCCCAGAAGTAATTGAAGTACCTAACCAAGAATGGATTGCTTATGGTGAAGATAATAATTACTTTCAATTCTTAATAGACCGTTACAATGGAAGCCCTACAAACAATGCTTGTATTAATGGTATTAGCCAACAAATATATGGCAAAGGTTTAGGTGCTACAGATTCAAGTAGAAAGCCAGAACAATACGCACAAATGATTACATTACTTAAAAAAGATGTAGTTAGAAAATTAAGTTATGACCTTAAACTAATGGGTCAATGTGCTATGCAAATTATCTATTCTAAAGACAGAACTAAAATTGCACAAATTGAGCATTTGCCAATAGAAACATTAAGAGCAGAAAAATGTAATGAAGATGGTGATATACCAGCATACTTTTACTTTAAGGATTGGACTAAATTAAAACCAAGTGATAAACCATTAAGAATACCTGCTTATGGAATGTCAAAAGAAAATATAGAAATCTATTACATTAAGCCATACAAGTCAGGATTTTATTACTATGCACCTGTGGACTATCAAGGTGGAATACAATATGCAGAATTAGAAGAAGAAATATCTAATTATCACTTGAACAACATAATGAATGGTTTAAGCCCTTCAATGCTTATTAACTTTAATAACGGAACGCCTAATCCACAAGAACGTGAACTTATTGAATCAAGAATAGCACAAAAATTTAGTGGATCAAGTAATGCTGGTAAATTTATTTTAAGTTTTAACGACAATAAAGAACAACAAGCAGAAATTACACCTGTTCAATTAAGTGATGCACATAACCAATACCAATTCTTATCAGACGAATCACAAAGTAAAGTGTTAGTAGCACACAGGGTAGTAAGCCCAATGCTTTTAGGTATAAAAGACAATACAGGATTAGGAAACAATGCAGATGAAATAAAGACAGCTTCCTTGCTTATGGATAATACTGTTATAAGACCATTTCAGGAACTTTTAATAGATTCCTTTGACCAAGTATTAGCTTACAATGATATTGCTTTAAACCTATACTTTATTACGTTACAGCCATTAGAATTTACAGACGTTGATAGAAGCGTTCAAAGTGATGAAGAAATAGAAGAAGAAACAGGTGTTAAAATGTCTGTAGAATTAAAAGAAGTAGACGGATATAAGGTTTATGAAACTAAAGAAGAAGCAGAAGCTGCAGCAAAAGAAATGGATTGTTCAGGTCATCACGAACATATAGAAGGTGATAAAGTATGGTATATGCCTTGTGAAAAACACCCAGAACTACCCGTTGATTTAGGTAAAGAAATATTAGAAAATTTAAAAGGTGAAGTTGTAAATGATGAATGGGAACTTGTAGATGAATTAGAAGAAGATCAAGACATAAGCAATGAGGACTGGGCAAACATTTGTATTTCTGAAAAAAAGAGTTTATTTCAACAACTAAAAGACGAAATAACTTCTAAACCAGATGGCTTTAGTTATTTAGATTCTAAAAATTACAAGATTAGATATAAATATGCAGTAGGATCTACTAAACCAAGTAATTCAACAAGGGATTTTTGCCAAAATATGATGCGTTTATCTAAATCTGGAATTGTTTATAGATTAGAAGATATTGACAAAGCGTCAAGAGATGGGGTAAATAAAGAATTAGGGCATAATAGAAAACCTTATGATTTGTTCAAGTTTAAAGGGGGTATTTATTGCAGACATAAATGGAATCGTGCTTTATATCGTTTAAAGAAAAACACACAACCTTCTAAAGATTTAAGTGATTACAAGAAAACAAGAACAATACCTAAAACTTATATTAAAAATCCAAGAGGAACGAAGCAATCGGAAATAGCACCAATTAATATGCCTAATAAAGGAGCATATCCAAAATAGAAAATTATGGCAACAGCATTATTTATAAATAGAACGGATTTAGTAAGAAATAGCATTTTAGATGGAAATGTAGATACTGATAAGTTTATACAATTCATTAAGATAGCACAAGAAATAGATATTCAAAATTACACAGGTACGGATCTATACAACAAAATATCTACATTAATTGCTAATGGTGAAATTGATGACGTTGCTAATGCTAAATACAAGACTTTACTAAACACACATTTACAGCCAATGTTAATATGGGCAGCACAAATATATTATATACCTTTTGCAGCTTATTCAATTAAAAATGGTGGTGTATTTAAACATAGATCTGAAACAAGCGAAACAGTAAGTAAAAATGAAGTAGATTATTTAGTAGATAAAGCAAGAGAATTTATGGAATATTACTCAAGACGTTTTATTGATTTTATGTCATTTAACCAATCAGATTATCCTGAATACACAAGCAATACAAACGATGATATATATCCAGATTATGATGCATTATTTAATGGTTGGGTACTATGAGATATAAACCAAAACAAAAGAATATAGAAAAACTAAAGACGTTTTTAAAGAAACAAGAAAAAACAAAAAAATATGGCAAGTCTATTTAATACAAGAATATCAGATACTTATCAAGGTTTAATAAAAACTATTGATAATGCTGCAATAACTGCAACTTTAAAAGAATTAACTGACGGATCAGGAAATTCAACAGGTATTTCATTAAACAATGCAGGAGATTTTAAAGTAAATGCTATTTTAGAATTT